TTTTGTCGTTAATCCGGCACCATTACCGGACACGACAAAAATCATGAGAAGGGCTTTGCTCCTAAAATAATGATTTGCTAGTCCTTTGCTAATTCATTGCTAATTTGTTGCTGATAAGTTATGAGCATCCAGCTACGATTGTATTTGCTAGGGAAAGTATTCCTTACGTAATTGACAGCCTGTCTCGTCAATCCCGTAAGCTCCGATATCACGGTATCCGTGTAGCCTTTCATCGTTAGATTCATTATGACAAGATTCCGTGCGTCAACGTACTTTTCTCTTTTACATGAGAACATCATTATAGGATCAACCCCACACACCTCACAGGCGATAGAAATAACCCTTCTGTAAAATTCCTCTACCTTACTCATAACTTTTTTATAGATTTTGTTAAACAAAATAACTCCACGTATGTTTTATAGGTACAAGCCCCGAAAAACATACATGGAGTTATGTCTTTCCTCCGGAAGGTAGAAGAGTTGGAGGAATAGGGGCTTTATTCAATACCCGCCCCTATGGGTATTACTCATTACCAGATCCTATAGAACCCACCTATCCCGACATAGGGTGACAAGCCATTCTTACCGATCCCATAACCGGCTATCGCGCCGATTCCCCATCTACGGGGGGAGATCGTCTTGGTTATATACTCAGTCCTTCTATAAACCTCGATGTAATCGAGATTTGGCTTGTAACCCGAAATCGACAGTTTATAATCATCCGTCTTGTACTCCTTTTGAGTTATCGGCACCGGGACATATATAGGTTCCTTTACCGTGTCACCGTCCAACGTGATATAAACAGGGAACGGCTCAGGTATTGTTTGTACCAGTGTCTCATAGACCGGGTACGGGATGCTGTCATGTATCGTATCCACCTTGGTAAACTTGCCGGTCTTGGATATCGAATCACTGGCCACATCCCCCCGGATATGGTAGCCAGCCGTGAAACTGGCTACCAAGCACACTAGTATTAATATTGCTTGCCACGGTTTCATTTTGCGATTCCCTCAATACGGATGCGCTCAATAAGGATTTGCCTATAAGCTTCCATCGCTCCGAATTGTGCACGTAGCAATACTTGCTTTTGCGTTGACAATCCTTTGAACATATCCGTACCAAAAAACTTACCTAGCTTTTCTTGTTTATCGGATAATTCGGACAATTCTATTTGGAGACGATTCATAAACGTATCACAGATCTTATAAGCCTTCTCGAATGGCTCTGCTGGACTCCATGACTCGTAACCGTCTTGATACTTCACATGATATCCAGCATTTGACTTCTCGCTTTCGTTAGGTACTCTTCCCGCTTTAAGCAATCCTTTCTCAAAAGCTTCGCCCATTGTCATAGGTTCTGCTTCAATCTGTTTTGTTCCAATATATTTTTTCATCTTATTTTACGCTTACCTTTACAGCGTTAGGTCTTATATTTTTAAAGTAGATACCATCCTGCGATAACGTCCGACATTTCAGCCTCTCTCCCATTCTCAACCTTGCTCATCCCGGCCACGATCCGGATCATCTGCTCACGATCGTTGATGTTGATAGGATCATCAGCCGGGATACCAGCATAATCTGATACGGCCTTAATGTAAGCGTCCGTATCGTTCTCGTTTTCCGGCGCCCAGCGACCTATCATCTTGCGGATCGTGTCCAGCTTATAGTTCCGGTAATAGTTAGACAGGATCTTGAAGATCGCCCGATAGCCATAGGCCATAGTCTCGAACTGCTTAAACGACTTGTCCTTGCTTGGTCGAACCTCCCCTTGAAAGAGATCACTGTTGATCCTAATGTTTCCCGGGTTGTTGTTTCTCAAACCTCTAGGTATTTTTTTCTCTGCCATTGTTATTTTTTTATTACATTTGTGTACTTTATTACTTATCTCCTGCCCTATTGAGAAATATGGTCAGCGATGATTTCACACCAGCTCCCCTATCCTTTTGGATCTGGGGAGCCTTTTTTATTCTTTGTCTTGTTATACTCATCCAAGAAATTGACCTTGCTGATAAATTTCACGGCGGCAACCCAATACAAGAAGGCTATCACCTTGTTATCCGGGAATACCTTGCCCATGTTCTTTAAGACATTGGTCCCGTAAAACCATATCATCGCCCACGTAATCCAAGACACGAAAGCCTTGGCGTTATCCTCCGATATATCCATCATCACGCCTATCCAAAACGAAATGATAATTATCAGGAAATACACAAGCATGTATAACCAGCTACGGATGAACTTACTCTTCCGGAAATCCCCGTGATCCGCAGCCAGCCCCCAGAACGTATCGATGAAGGCCAGCGACAGGATCACCACCAAGAAATTCTCGATCGGCGAAACGAAGTCCATCGCCGTGACAACGGCGGCTATGGCGATGGACTTTAACCAATTGGCGATGTCGGATATGTAGGAGAGGTAACGGTACATATGAGAATTAATTACACGACAAAATAAATCTTAAGGCCTCCATTCAACACGTCTCTCAAAGATGATGCCGCTAATTGCAGCTCGGAGTCGTCATTATATTCGCTTTCACCCATCGTAGTAGTCAAATAAACTTGATTACTAGCGTTCGATGGTTTATTACCCCATTTAGTCTTCGACAAGCTCCTAAGTGTTCTCAATAACGTATCTCTGGACATATGTACATGCTTCGTGCAATATAAGTCCAAGTTGTCGAAGAACACATCCTCGCTAAGACTACACGTAACCGGATATCCCTCGGCTATAATCTCAGCATTTACATAATTTCCTATTGAGAAAGTCCCCAACTCTTTCACTCTAGTAAAGCTTGCCACATCTCCAGTCACCAACGGCATCTCGGAAATAAATGTTTTTATGGTTTTTCCCTCAAAGTCTCTGTAGTTCCCTGTTATATTGGACTGCATAAGCCTTAGATGCGTGAAATATTTTGACTTGATATCTTTAGGTGTTCCATATATAAGCCTATATTCAAGTCTCAGATTATTGACGGATTCTGGAATATCGTACAATTGGCCTCTTAGCTGACTCTTGCTAAAGCACACCTCGTTCAAATCTATAAATTTGTGCAGATCTGATGTTTGCATGAGGATTCCCGGCATGTCTTCTTTATCACCAAACATATAAGAATAATAACCCAATCCATTTATGTTATGAATATTATTAACCTCTATATAAGGGTTGTTTTGATCCGTTAATTTGTAGTATAACGTATTCCCTCCCTTTTTCAACAAATAGGACGGCCCAAGAAAATCATTGGCGAACTCATCACTATAAAAATCCCCGCCGGATATACTTAGTTCGGATACATCACCCATGATAGCGCTTATTCTGATTATACCTATATTCCCGACCGTCAGATTTGTTATAAGATTAAATCTATAAGTGCCAATTTTTTCAAAATCGCCAATGGCTTTGTCCTCTAATTTTAAAACAACCGTTTTCATATTTTTACTTTTAATTATAATGCATTTATCTCATCATTCCCCCCTATATTAACCCTATTGGTAGAGAACCTGTTAGTTATACTCCTAGTATATTTATCCGTAAGGTTCCCCAACCCGAACGCCGTGGAATATCCAAGGTAATCGAGGATATCCTGCTGGCCTATGATCTCTCCACCGGCCTTATTGTATATAAAAATGTCTTCATCAAATCCATACTTGTAAGCTATATACCGGCATTCTTCCAGCTCTATAAAAAGGGTGGGGACAGGCTTCTTCCATATAGGTTCGTTATGCCATCTTGTATGCGCCCCGACACCACATCCCATCATCCTTATGCCTATGATATCATTCCTCGTGATCTTCTCCATCCTATCACAGGCCTGCGCGAAATTTACCTTCATACCATACTTCAGATAACTTTCCCGTATTCTGAAATCTATCCCCGGTTTATTCATCGTATTATTACGGTAGGTTACCGGGGACTCGCCAAACCAGTTCCTTGGTAATTGCCAGTCATCGCATACTACGATAGCGGACTTAGGAGGTATCAGGTAATTGCCAGCCTTCCAGTCTGAAAACTCACGCATTGATAATGTAGTATACCCCTTGGATTTTAGTTCTTTGGCCACATCGATCATCTTTGTTATTGCAGACCCTCCATTGTCCAATGGATGATTAGAGCCCTGATAGGTGTCATACATATTATGGCATATAATGCCAAGGCAGAACGGGGTCCTTCCAGATACGAGGTAATAATCATCGCTCATAACATTTGCATCGCCCAAATGTCCCTTCGTTATCTCCATATCGTAAAATTGGATATCAGAGAACGGACCACCTAGCCTTAACTGAGGACTCTTTCCTATCTCCGCCAATTTCTCTCCGTTAACATACAGCTTTATACTAGTGTCACCCACTATGTAATCAAAGACATGTTCTTGGCTATCATACTTGTCGTAAACGAAATATGGATAGCAGTCGTAGCTATCTACCATGGGAAGATCATAGGGAGCATTAGCCGAGCCTGTAGGGTTAAGAATCAAGCACTGGGGATATTTGCCTATTAAGTAAATCTTGCCTGTTTGCAAGATCGATGAGCAATCCTTTTTATCGCTCATATCAAAGAATGTTATGTAAAAATCACTCAATGCGTCTATTGTCGCATGAGGGAAAGCCTCCTGAGGACTATTATCCTTAGGTGTAACAGGGATCATCTCCTCATAAAGTTCCCTCAATTTCTTCCAGCCACCTTTGTCATTACGTAAGGATGTGGAAAATATAATACCCTCGTTATCTCGTCCAATGGTGAGCGTATCGTCTGATATATCTATGTACAAATCTTGGTTCATGGAGAATAAATCGCTCCTAGCTTTCAGCTCCTCGTAAGGGAGATAATTGTTGAAAGCCCTTGTCTCCGTATTATAAACAGTATAATTATCCCCATAAACATTAATGGTGCTATAACCTCCGGGTACCGGTGTGGCCGATCCTGAGGTTTCAATCATGTTCGCACCCGAGAAATCTATCGGAGAAAGCTCCAAGGAATCGTCCCAATTTACGACGATAGATGTACGGGAGGTCGATATCCATTCCGTGTCTGGAGAGCTATTCACGGATCTCCTGCCAGACACCACCAGCCTCCTTATATTACCCGTCACGAAATACAATCTTCGGGGAGTCAACAAGTCTATAGTGGCTACCCCATCCTTCGGATCTATTATTACCGGCATAGAGTACTCATCACCAAATTCGATGGCCTCCGGAATATGGTAATCAGAAGCGGTCTCGTACCCGATCATGGAATAAGCCTTATTGATGACATCCAAACCCTTGAACCAAATCATCATCACCTTATCGCCGCAAAGATTGTTACGGCCTCCTTGATGACCGGAGGAAGAGCCACCATCTTTCTGAGTCCTGTCATAGATTAATTCATTACCATCGCAGACGAAACCGCTGCGTAACCTTGCGAAAGGAGCATTACAAGACTTTCCGTTGATAAATTCCGTGGCTTGAATTGGAGGAGCGTGTCTAATGGACTGCTCATGGAGCACTTTTCCGGAACTCTCAAATGTCGCAAAGGGCACGTCCTTGATTAAGTCATTAATATTGTTACGTATCCGTCCCTTCACGGAGATCCTACCCATAAAGTCCAAATCTATCAAGTACTCCGCATCTTGTTTACCGTAATTTTTCACGCCTTTTATAGGCAAGAAACAACTCTCATTCACGAGATTGTTTTTTATTAAAGAGGTAGAGGTATCCCCATCATTCCTCTGCTTACCTACTATATTGCCATATTTGTCTATGGCAAACAATATATTGTTATCTCTATCAGTGATGGCGTAGATATAATCGTGATCAACCACATAGAACCTATCCTTAAAATCATCACTATTGAAATGGCATTTCCCCCACTTATCTATGGCAAACAATATATTGTTATCTTTATCAGTGATGGCGTAGATATAAGACCCCTCGAAGATATCATTGATAATCAAGCTTTTCCAATTAACATCTTCAGACCATTCATCGGAACTTATCGATATTTCCTCTATAATATTATCAAATCTCATCAATGAGTATTTTATCGTAAGATTTGGTACTCTCATATAACCGGGAACAGAATCCCTCGCATGCTTTTTGGAATTAAATAACATATTAGGATATAAGCGCCCCAGGTCTATCCAAGTATTTCCTTCCGTAATATCCATCAAATACTTTATAGTCAAGTTCCTCACGTAACAATCAAATGTGGATCGTCCTGTGCATCGAATAAACATGGCGTTATCTGGATAATCTGATTTCTTGATAATATAATCTTTATAATATCCAGAAGCAAGACCTTCAAATATACTAGATATGAATTTTTTATCAGAATCATACCAAGCTAGCAAGGCCGCATTACCTGTCGATATATATCCAGATACCACGAGATCCTCATCCCTGTTTAATATAATAAATGGAGTGACAACATAATCGCTGATATCCGATTGCTCTATAACCCTTCCATCATCCTTGGATATGACGGATCTAGGAATTGTAAAGAAATTCCCGTATATCAAATTCCCCGACTTATCAATATCATCCTTCACCTCCCCCCTCAAGCTCGTCTCCCTCGCGTCCGTGCCAATCCACGCCCCCGCCTCATGATCAGCCGTGAACTCGTACAAGAGACCGCCGTAATTAACGATCTCGCCTTTTACGTAGGGCTTGGTATCGGAGAAGACAGGGTACGTGTCTAGGCCGACGATGGATGAAACAGCCTTTTGGCTCATGACCTCCGTCTCGCTATTCCCGATCGTCTGAACCACCCCGGCGGCTATGCTTTGGAAAACCCCGTTATCTACCCATCCTGAATCGTTATACACGTACATCCGGTATATAGGATTCTTATGTTCCGTGTCCTCCGCTGCGTACGTAGGGCCTACCATGTAGATATCACCCTGTTTCACGCCCGTAGAGGGCAGGGCTGACGATGTAGCGACATACCCTTTTATATACAGGTCTTGCGTGAACGGCTTTGACAGGTCTGACCATGTTTTCTGATCCCGTGATATCTGGATCTTATTGTCTTGATAGCGGAACCAAGCGGCGATATACTCAGAGATCTCATACCATACCTCTCCATCATACGAGTATCGCAGCTTGTTATTAACCGTGCGAAGCATGGGAGTAAGCCCGTTGTCCCCTTTAGGTCCCTGTGCCTTGAAGCCGGTATCAACGCCATCTTGAAACCAATTTCCGTTAGAGCCTATGGTTATGTTACCCCCGACCGGAAGGGCGTCCGTTATCCTAGTCCAAGAGGAGTCAAGACGGAAGAAATCATCGGCGATACAAAGATCATAGGTGAGTTTCTCCGTTATCGTCTCCTCGTCAAGGTTCTTGTAAGTGATTATGATACCCTTCCTTCTCATCCAGAAAGGCAATTGTATGCGGGTATCCCCCGCCGATCCCATCCAAGGCAAATACACGTTGTTGCATTTCCATAATATGGAATCAAGCCTCTCTTTCGTCCTAGCGTCATATACGGCCTGAATGTATGTCAACGGATAGATCGAGAAACGCTCGTTCTTATCCTTGGCCAGCTTGTCTAGCTGCTGTACGCTATCCCTCTCGTAACCCTCGCAAATATCTTTTCGATCTTCCATGATGTATCGTGCTTTAGTTCGTTATACGTAAAATATGTTGTAGCCGGCGTTAAGTCTCAAGATCAAATCAAGGTCGTTAGCCTTTGACCAATCCTCGCCTTCCTTCTTATAAAGGGCTAGCTTGAATACGCTCGTATTATCCAACTGATCTAATTTGTAGATGTTCCCGGCCAGATAGAAAGGCTTACCTACCCTTATGCGCTGATCGCCGTTCTCCGTAAGATCGATATTCTTACGGCCTTTGTACAATGTCCTTACCTTCGGCTTGTAAACAGAGAATACAAGCTTGAATATCTTTCTGATGATCGTGTATATGAATTGTTCCATGATTTTCAACTTGTTAATTTAAAAGTATAAGTTCGCCGTATTGTTATATAATTTCATACTCTCCTTTATCTTTTTGGAATATTTTCTTTCTTTCCATAAAAGAATTATGTACCGTTTTATACAAACTATCACACATTAACTTGTGCCCATTAATCTTTGGGTGTAATCCATCTATTAAAAATATTTTAGAATTATATATATTCATTCCACAAGAATACATATCGACGATACAAGCGCCTAAGACATTAGACACACTTTTTATACATTCATTAAATTCATACAGACTGTCTCCGTTAGCATTTACAATTGGATACTCATTAGCAGAAGATTGATCATAACCTGTATTAGACACAGGAATTAATAAACATGTAAATATTTTAGCCATTGGATATTTCTTCATTATTTTTGCTAACATTAGAGCATACCCTTCAGAAAAAGTTGATTGAACTCCTTCAGAAGGAATAGTAGACTTGCTATTCCATGTACCAATAGATTTATTTCCTGTAGAACCTCCAAAATCATTTATGCCAACATTGATGATGATTATGTCAGGGTCTCCGTTTTCTCCTAATTTATCTATTCTCGCAGTTGAACAGCAAACACTTCCAGTGGTATCATTACTATTTCCACAAACATGCGACCCACTATAAGAAGAGTTTACCCCCAACGTAGCGTCTGTCGCTTTAATAAAGCGCATCCAGTAAGTATTATTTACATTTTCTAAATTTGCATCATTATAGAATGCAGGATATCCATTAGGTAAATAACCATCATATGTTGATATACTATCTCCAAGTATAGATATCTTTTTCCCTTTTAATGATTTTTCGTTAACCTTTGTTCCATTTATATTTACCCAGTTATAGCCATTCCATAAGCTATATTCAATCCTAGACTTATCAAAACACAGAAGCCCATATTCCCCTTCTAATAAATCATCAGGCAGTCCTCCTTCGCTATCAGAGTATCCTACACTACCAATAGTATTGCCTGCGACATATTTGAAGTTATAATCGTGAGAATTTGAAAAATTACCAAATTTCAACTTGCCATTGCCACCTTCTGGGACAATACATTCATATTTATCCTGTATGCTTAATCCATTATTATTGTTCGTAAGTATCCTAAAACTGGAATTTAAATTACCATTATTGTCTGGTCTTTGTGAAAAGAATAATCTGCCGATTAAATTACCTGATTTTACAAATCTTAATACAAAATCCATATCATCATTATTTACCCCTTTAGCATCTGTATTAAATGTATACCAGTTTTGATAATTATTTTGTGTAAAATAGTTATTAAAAATCCATCCATTTTTTCCTCTTAATGCCAATGAAGATGATCTATTTTGAGAAATTTCCGGGATATCTGGGCTATAATTAAGAACATCACGAGTATATGCATTTCCACTTTTAGAACAAGCTACAAAAGCGTTATCCCAATTGCAATCTTCTGGTTTATCAGATGCTATATAGAAAAATTTAATTATATTGGAAGTTCCTTGATATGAATTACCAACACCCCTACAACCCGAGAATAGATTAGAATAAGCATCATTTAGAAAGAATCCCACACCTCCATTTAATCTTCCGTTTACTATATCTTTAGGACTTTTCATATTATCAATAGGGTAAGTATCATCTGTAATTACTCCAAAATAACTAGACACACCAGCATATTTTGTAAGATATACCCCGATATTACATGTATGAGGAGGTAAGTCGGTAACTTTATCATTATATCCCCATATATGAATACGACTAAACATGTTTGACCCAGCATCAACAAACATTCCGATATGATAATGTGTAATAAATCCATCACTAATAAACACATCTGTGGATCTTACACATAAACCAGAGTACATGGGCATATTATCCACATCTATAGGAGCATTATTTGAGTAAGAGTAATCAAATTTAAAATTAAAGTCTCTTAATACTAGTTCAGCGCAATTTTCTCCTATGTAACAGGATGATTTATGCATATTGCATGTATAAATACCTTCTAAAGAAGTCTTAAAACTATGTATTAAGTATATTCCTCCCACATTTAATCTATTATCATTTTGTATATTAAGATTCTTTATAACACCTCCCCAAAATCCATCATTCCAAGCGGAAGAGGAGAATACACCAATTACATAATCTCCGGAAAAATCTTTATTGGGTTGAAATATACATCCTTTAAAATCAAGACAAAGAGAGAATCCAGTTAAATCAATAGAAGATGACAACCTATATACGCTATTGCTTTCAAAATCAACAACTACACCTCCATAATCAAGAGTTATTGATTTATCAACTCCCTTTAATCGATATAACATATCCATAATAAAAGGAGAATTATCTATGTTTTTTGAACTAACATTAAACCACAAAGCTTTAAATGAACATTCAAAAGATCCAATAAAAGTTATACCATCGAAAATATTATAACATGCTTTAATAATAGTATTATTACCTTGTAATATTCCATTCCTCAAACTCCCCCCTTGGAAATCCAGCACGCAATTCTCCGGCACCTCGATCGTCTGCCCGGCTAGGCAGTAGTCGTACTGGATGATGTAGATGGTGTTCGGTTTTCTCATCATGTGCTGCGTGAGCGTGTTCACGCCGTTCACGTAATGCTTCCGAAGGTACACACGTCCCATGCCGGAGTAATCCTTCGGGGCGTATTCCTTGTCTTTCAGCTTCAATGTCTGGTTATCCGTCACGGTTATATCCTCCTCGTCCGGAAGGTTGGTTATGCTCTTGTTACCGATCAATTGCTTGGTAGCCTCGGAAAGATCGTCCGGATCGACGGAACCGGGCTTCAAGTCCGTTACCTGCTGGTTGGTGATGTCGATTATCTCGTTCCGCAATCCCCTCCGGGTGATATACGTATCACGGATAACGTTACCCTCATGGTCTCTCCAAGCACGGTCTACCGTGATCTCCGGGGTAAGGTCGATGTCCGGCTTGAAACCGGCAGGACGAGCTGATACCGGGGCGTGGCTCTTGATCTCATCAACGACATCCCCCATATTATTAACCTTTTCCTCCGCTTCCTCCACACGATCACCAAGTTTTTCCGTATCTTTCCGAATATCCTCTATGGCATTGTCTTGTGTCTCCAGTTCATCAGTAATGGCCTTTTGGCTCATGGTATCAACCTCGCTATCACCACGGGAATCGAGCACGCTTACGTAACGCTCATGCTTCAGCCACTCTCCTTCCGTACCGTTCCAGTCCCCACGTAATACGGCCAGCTCATATGAGGACAAGCCATCATAGCCATAAGTGGCGGTAGAGGTCTTTACTTTCAGCACGACGACACCTTCTCCTATATTCGTAGCCTCGTTCTCAAATTCGGTAATAGAGAAAAGATCCTCTTTCTTGGAGCGGCATACGCTTCGTGTATCAAAGACATGGTCCATATTCTTGACCCATATCGCCTCGATAGAGTAAGTTCCTTCTTCCAACCCTGAAGGAATGTCTACATAAAGCGTACCTTTGTCCGCTCTCGCTTGAAGTAGATATTTCTCCCGGTTGCCTAATAGAAAAACCTTTACATTAGATCGGGAGAAATCCTCTTTCACCGGGCTTATCCCTTTATAGATAGTCCACTCAACCCGAATCAATCTGTCTTTGAATATGTATACCATGATTATATAATCTTGTTATTGATTGGAGTTGGCCCCGGATGGATTGACACCCATAAGAACCAACGCTTGATTAAACATGCTGTCTGCGTGCTGATCCCTGTAAGTAAGCAACGTGAGACCGGATATATAATAGATCAGCGCCTTTTTCAGCTTGGGGCTTACCTCCAAGCTATCCGTTATATCCTCGTCCGTTATGATCCCGATCTCGAACGTGTCGGATTTATCCTTCGCCTTATATAGCTCCAATGTCTTACCCGGCCTCATGGTCAACGCCAGTTTAGGTCTTTCCCATGTCCCCGTTGCGTATGGATCCGACAGCGTGGCGTATTCCTTATCGTTCCAATAGATAGGATCTGAAATAAATAAAGGCCATGATGATAGCCTAGCGTAACAAATCCGAGAGTAGTTCTCCGGCAAACTTACATGAGCGACAAGATCGTCCTTTATGGTTCCGTCCGTTATTATCTTGTTCGGTTCCAACAGGCCCCAGTCCGCGTTACCGTTCACGAAGCGCAACGCCTCCGATATCTTGGACTTGATAATCGTGTCCATTTCCTCGTTATCCTGCGTTCCTAGGAACTCAGCGTCATTAAGCCCGATCTCGTCTATGCAGATCTTGACCTCACTCACTATGTCGCTCACGCTAATATCCATATCATTTCATGTTCGGGAACGAGACACTTAATTTATCCTTTAACTCCTCGAGCATATCATCGTTCTCCACTTTATAGCCCATCTTGGCGAAATAGTCAATAGCATCATTCACGTTCTTTACGGTCTTGACCTCTTTCACTTGTTTTTCCCGGCCTCTCGAGTTCCTCATGACCGAGACACCAGACACATTATCGTCTTTTAACGTAGAGACGAGCCGGATAGACGTACCAAATCGGCAATCATTCTCGATAGCGTCTTGTACGAAAGGGTTGCTAGTCCGTAGTAAGGCGTTCTTGCCATTGATGAAATTACCGCCCTTGAACTCCATGCTGACCCTTGTGCCGCAGTATATAGTACGGAGCATGCAATTATCCTTGCCTACCAACTCATATGTTTTCGTGATCATTCGATTGATTTTATTAGACCCACCGTGCGTTTGCTCCGGTGGGTCTTGTTTGACAATATTACAGTTTACACGTTAATCTCTCCCTTGTATGGTTTCCATGCGGTACCGTCATATACATACAATCCGACGGCGTGCGTATCGTCCGCTACGGTCAAGTAAACCACATCGTCCTTTTTCGGTGTAGATACGGAACTCAGGGAAGCCACGCTGGAAACGACTGTGTCAAGCATAGACAGCTTATATCCGCTCACTGTCACGTCCGGACCGATCAGCATCGAGTTATAACCCGTAAGCATCAAGCAGTCATCCTGAATATAATATTGGGATTTGGCCTCCCGTACCTCACCGCCTTCTCCCTTGGAGTGATCCACGGTAAGAGTCTTTCCTTTCTGGTAGTAATAACGCTTGGCCTCGGACATCGGAAAAGCTACGGCGCATTCCTCATATCCAAGATCGTCAAGGGCATGCTCGACCTTGAAGTTCAACTTTCCGAAAGTGGTCTCGAAAGAGGAGATATCGATACCGATATTCTGTTTCTTGACGAATGAGATATCCTTATGTTTCGTGAAATCGATGTTCAGCAACTTCTCGATGAACTTGGTACCGCAATACACGTCCATCTCGTTCGTGTTCGAGTACTTTCCGAAAAGCATACGGGTGATACCGATAAGATCGGCGAACTCCAATGTCGAACCGATCTGGTAACCCAACCGTAATTGTCTCAACACGCCTTTCTGGGCATACACGTATTCGGTACCTGTTTTCTTGGAGCCATACTTCACGAACTTCGTACCTACACCGATCAACATCGTGCGTGTACATTTCTTGCGGAAATTAGACAAAGTCCAATCCTTCAAGTCTTGTACGTTCCACTTAGCCTTCTTATTGATACGCTCGAAGAATTCCGTCCACGTGATCGGACATACCTTCTTCTGCAAGTAGGCGATCTCTTTCTTGGGATAAGCGGAATCCGGGGCGATCTCCACCTCACTCTCACTCATGGCCGGTGCCATGATGTGCAATCCGGTACCCGCTTTCAAATCCGGCACATACATGTTTTTTCCTTCATCCAACGGGCCATTAAGAGCGGAGACCATAATACCGTTAGCCTTATCTGCGGATATGACATAGAGGACTAACGGGCTACCGTCAGAATTTCCGTTCTCATCATATCCGGTTACGCCGTCTACCAAGACAGTGTTGCACTCGGCGAATAATTTCTCGTCATTCTTGTACAAGCTAAGCTTTACCTCAGCGTCCTTTTCCGTGTTGGTCACCTCCGCTTTGGTAACGCAATCCATTATAGCCTCGCCAATATTGTAATGCTCCGGCTCCTTCGTGTTGACATGGACTTGCTTGGCGAGCTTGAGGAAATCCGTGTGCATGGGATATTTGTACGCTTGAAATTTACTGACGTAATCCTCTACCTTGTTCTCGGCCAGATCGGCGTCAGTGACCGCAGATCCGGTAGCCCCCTGCCCCTGCTGATCAATACCCTTACCCGCCGCGTCCGGGGTCGCGTTCTCCAACGGCTTGCCATCATTGGGATCCGTATCACTTCCATTCTCCCCGATCTCCACGGCCATAGCCGCTCCACCGGTCAATACCGCCAAGACAAAGAACAAAGCCTTGACCCAAAACATCTTGTCTTTAAATAATTTATTCATCGCAAAAGTATTAATTGTTACTATTCTCATTATAAAAAAGGATTGTTCACGTCTTGCGTAACCGGCTTCTCCTGCCGTGCGCCTTGCCTCCCTCTCGGTCTTTCCTGCTTACCGCTAAGATCCTTTAACTTGTCGGTAACTTTCTTGTTGATCCCTTCCGCAACGCCTTCCTCCCGCGCGGCCTCCACGTCTTGGTTATAATTCATTCCCTTGGCCATCATCTCGAAAATCGATGGATCCAATTTACCGACGATCAAATCATCCATGACTTGATACATCTTACCTATAACCTCCTCCGCTTGATCATCGGAAAGGCCCATCTCCGAGGCTTTCGCCCTAATCGCTTCCACGCTAGCCGGCATATTCTCCGACATTTGTTTCTCGATCTCGTCCTGTTTCGCCAGTTTCTCCAAGTAAGCGTTATGAGCGTCTGCCAGCTTTTGCGAATAATCGGGATCATCGGCCAAGGCTTTTAAGTCAAGCCCCTTGTTCTGTACCATCCACACCACGGGATCGAAATCATCCTGATCCCTAGCGGCTACCATCAACTCGGCGAAAGCTGGACTCTTCGATAGGTTCTCCCGCATTTTCTTAGAGTTTCCCTCGTAACCCTCATACTCGTCCATGAACTGGTTGACCGAGCCATAGTAAGCTTCCTCGTCATCCATGTTAAGATCCGGATTCCGTTTGGCGTATCTTTGTCTGAATCTCTCTTTGTTAGATATATCTGCCATACCTTAATCGATTTTGTTTTAGGCAAAGGAAAATAATAAGGTATATCCGTTTTGTTATTTTGATTATTTTATTTAACCCATGAACCCTAAGAATAATCAAACATGTGAATCTATTTTCTATCTTTGTGATGTTCACCAAAACAAGCGTTCTTTATGGTTAATGGCGTAGATTTCATCCCAGAGCGGGACATGGAGCTTTACGAAGCTTATAGACGTGCTTTGAAGATGAGGGAAGTGAAATCCCACCGAGAGGCGGTAATGAGGGCTATATCCTCACATGCCTCTAGGTTCTGGATCTCCACCCTTCAAGCGTATAGGGGAATCCTGCTGATCAGGAAAGGGAAGACCAAGGAAAAAGGTCGATCGATCAGGAACAAGATGATCGATGACATTTATGAGATTTACAAAGAGCTGGAGAAAAAGAGAGAATTCAAGGGAAGCTCCGTTTATTTCATCACCTCTTTCGCGGTCTACCAAACGGCCCCCTGTTTTTACATATCCTATTCACGGGCGTTGGCGATAATACAACGCATCAACCGGGAAAGGAAAAATGGAAGGTAAGCTAAAAAGACTGATACCTTCATTAATAATCGCCTTGACAAGCGTCATACTCCAACTCGCTGGTAAACATTTCTATTTCGATACCAATTCCATACCATACGACCATTTCCTTTACACGTTCACCCACGCCAACATTTTTCATTTATCATTAAATCTTATCGCCTTATTCCAGTTTAAGCCTCGTGTGAAAACATGCCTGATCGGTTACGTGTCTTGCGTCTTGGCCTCGTTCGTACCACTAGCCTCATTGCCGGTTCCTACATGCGGCATGTCCGGATTTATCATGGGATGTTACGCCCGCAGATATCACGCCTATAAACTAAGCCTTTGGAGAATAATATTGAGCAATATCGTCATGGCGTTTATCCCCTTATTCAACTGGAGGATACACTTGCTGTCATTCCTAATAGCCTATATCATCTATGGAGTCATACAGAAAATTAGCGTTCACGGAAGAGGTTGAGTCTATATTGGCCGAGAATAACAAGAGGCTGAAAAATATATTCGGCACGCACGACCAATTCACGGGGCGTGGAATGGAGGGGCATAGCCATAGGGTTGTCATAGATGATTACCCTATAAGGGTACAGTGGCTTACCGAGGAGGTTTTCAAGAACGATCTGTATCAGGATGTCCTGAAAGCCGGTTCCATAAAGGACTACACGATAAGGTTCAACGAGCTGTACCCGGATTCAGATGGGATAAATGAGGAGGACGTGGCCAACATGCTATTTTGGGCCCGTTGCTCGAGAGACCCGTCCTTCGCCTTTTTCTCGTTATTTAAGATCAAGTCGAAAGAGGCGGGAGAAATGATCCCCTTCGAGCTTAATTACGCCCAACGTTACGTACTATCCGTTCTGGAGGAAATGAGGCATAAGGGAGTCCCGATCCGTATAATATTATTGAAAGCCCGGCAATGGGGAGGTTCCACCTTGGTACAGCTCTATATGGCGTGGATACAGCTATTCGTCATGGAAGGATGGTATTCCGTAATTATAGCACAGACGAAAGATACCGCCAAACGTATCAAGGCCATGTATAAAAAGGTTCTCGATAATATCCCGGGATTTATATATGGTGTTGACAAGTTACAATTCGCTCCTTACGAGCATTCGGCGTCCGACTCCATAATCACCGACCCGTCCGGGAACAAGGTACGTGATAACGTGATAACCGTGGCATCTTATGAGAATTTCGAGTCAACACGTGGTATGGACTATGCCATGGCCCACTTCTCGGAGGTAGCCTACTGGAAAACAACGGATGGCAAATCGGCGGAGCAGGTTATAACAAACATAGACTCGAATATATTGGAGAGGCCGTTGACCATGGAGATCTCCGAGTCTACGGCTAACGGCATGGCCGGTTATTTCTATGATGAGTACCAAATGGCCAAGGAGGGCACGTCATCCCGTAAGGCGCTATTCATACCGTTCTTCTTTATCGAGAACGACATGATAAGATTCAAGGACAAGAAAGAGACCCGGCTTTTCATATTGGATCTATTAGAGGGAAGGGATGTCACGACCTCCCCTAATGACAATAGCGAGCCGGGACAGTATTTATGGTCTCTATGGGAAAAAGGAGCTACGCTGGAGCACATCAAATGGTATATCAAGAAAAGGGCCTCGTTCCATGATCACGCATCGATGGCATCCGAGGCACCATCCGATGATGTCGAGTGTTTCAAGTATTCCGGTAATCTCGTGTTCAATATCTATACGATCGAGGTGATGCGGGAAAGATACGTATCACCCCCGGAGTTCATTGGCGACATATCCCAATCAGAGAAGACCAAGAGGATAATTCTCACCAAGAATCCGAACGGCCTGTTGAGAATCTGGAAGAGGCCCGATGATACAAGGACATCCAACGAGTATCTTGTCATCGTCGATGTCGGTGGACGTAGCAAGAACTCAGACCCGTCATGTATAACGGTTATAAACAGGTGGAATTTACGATTCAGCGGAGGAAAGCCGGAGGTGGTAGCCAGATGGCACGGTCATATACGATATGACTGGCTCGCCTACAAAGCCGTCAAGATCGCCAGATACTACAAGAACGCCCTTCTCGCCTTCGAGAGCAATACGTTTGATAAGAAAAAATCAGAGGCATCCGAGTTCGTGGAGGAAGGCGATCATATTCGTGGCATACTGAAAAAGATAGAGGATATCTACCCCAATCTTTACATGCGTGCGGCGACGGATCCCGAGGACATAAGGAACGGCATATACAAGAAGATAGGCTTCCAGACCAACAAAAAGACCAAGCAGGACATGGTAGATAATTTCATAGTGGCTTTCGAGGACGATATGTTTATAGACCCGGATGAGCGTATGTACAAGGAAGCGTCAAAATACGAGCAACGTCCGGACGGTAGTTACGGGAATATTCCCGGTCGTGGCAATCACGACGATATATTGATGACAGACATGATAGGTGCGCTCATATCCGAAGATATGCCTAAGCCTTCTATAATCAAAGAAGAATCAACGGGATATATCGATTCATATCCAAAAAATGAGTCGAGTTTATAGCTTGCGCATGAACGTTTTCCCTGTAAAAATCAATATTAGATAAATAAAATACGACTTATTTTTTACTAATATAAAATAAATAGAGTATATTCGCGTAGTCACTGATTAGAATGTAAGACGTGACACACATTGTGGCGTTAAAGATATCGTCTCCTATAAAGACCTAAATTCCCCAAATTTATAAACATAACAGGGAGCCGATAGCAACAATACGCCCACGTTATTTGTATATATAATCTATATATAAGACGTGGGCCGTTGCTTACTACCTGTTATGTTGGCGTGGGGACGCCGGGTCTTGGTAGTTGTGACGGTGCCACGTTTTTTCATGTGTATATGTTATATATTTATAACCCCTTATGGCTCTCATCCGTGATGGACTGGAGTCATTACTTAAAGATATTACACTAGGTTGTATTCATAAAATAACTTTATCAAAGTCATACCGCTCTTTCGTGAGAACCAGAGGTATATTTATGCCAATTGGCATAAAATATAGTTTGAATAAATATTTCCCGCTTCCCTTGGGTGGTATTGGGAAGCATTTTAATACGGATATACCCACCGTTGCTATTCCGGGAGGATCGGCAATGATGATTAAGTATGTCTTTGTTTAGATATGGATTTAGATATTATAACGTTCCTGTCCGTGAGAATCGGATCGTTTAAGGTTGTCTGAAAACCATTCATATAGATTATGTTAAATAATAAAAACTCCCTTGTCCGTGAGGATTTGGGGAGTTTTCTATTTTAGATACCTCAAAACGATCAATAGCTTCATCCCATAGGAGACAAGCAGATAATGAATAAGGGCCGAAGGTAATCCCCCGACCCTTATTATCCAGAGTCAACCATCATGGAAGCTATCCAGTCGCTTTATATATTACTTCCCATATCGGCCTCCTTTCAATGGTATCATCGTTGCCTTAACCGGGGGCTTTGCCCCTTTCAGTTCTCTTATATCACGTTTTATCTTTAGCACCTCGTCAAACAACATGTTAAAACTTCCGCTAAGATTAACAACCTCACTCCTATAAAAATCAAGCAGTTTGAAGATGGCCTCTTTATCTGTAATCTCATTCTCTTTCATATTCAATCAATCTTTTAATATTTCACAAATACTTTTCAAGTCACAAAAGGTTAAAGTCTTGGCCGTACGTGCTTACGCCGTACATCTATTTTCAAGTCACAATTTAACACTTGGCATAGTCAAGGAAGGGGATCTGTCAAACAATCCTAGTAATCTTACCATCACCGGGGTCACCGCCCAAAAGATGGTTTATATAAGCCAATCCCTTCTGGGTAACGAGGACCTTCGTCACGACAAATCCCGGATGATTGCTCCTCTCTATAAATTTCTCGGTCATCTCGAAATACCCGGCATCAATAAACCTCTGCTTGGGCTCGTTACGGTTGGAGAAGAAAACACCTAGCTCTTTCAATCTCTTGAAAAGGGTATTCCTTCCGAACCCGAGTTTCAGTATCTTGGCGGCCATGCCTATATCGACCTTGTCAGAGGTATCGAATGCCTTGTCTGCGAAATCGGCCTTGGGCTGGAGCTTGGCTATCTTTGCGTGCTTCCTCTCGTTATCTTCTTGCAAAGCCTTATTCTCCAGAGCGAGTTGTTCTTTCTCTTCCTCCGCTTTCAAGGCGATCATAAGGATCTCCTTTCGAGACAGCTCCTTCCTGCTTTCCTCACAGGCGATAAAATACTTGCGGGCTTGCTTGCCTTTCTCATTCCCTTCAACCATGGACAGTTCCTTGGCCATACCAATGGATAGAGCGTATTCTATTTGAGGTCTACCGCCTTTAGGGTTTTCACCAAAATTGGGGAAAACTACATAATCCTGATTCTCAACAAAATCATACTTATCAATTCTGTCTTTAATCCATGTCGAAAAATCTCTTTTAGCCTCCAAGAATGAGTGTAAAGATCTTGCGTTAACCGCCTTTTTGCCATTATTTTCACTTATAGGCAACAAACTATTCAAATTTTCCATAACGTTTGAACACGTTTATATTTGTACAATGTCCCCGTTAGCGGCTCAGTCACTTCCGCTTTCGGGGATTTACTTTGACTGATTTACCGCAAATATATAAGATATATCTTGTTTTCCGTATCATTCAAACAAGATATATCTACATATTAACAATCTTTAAACAAGATATATCTTGCATACATCATATATGTAATACCTTTGCGCAAGTAATAACTTAACAACATGAGAATAAGAGAAGCTATAGAAGAACAAGGTATGACTACTAAGCAAGTAGCAGAAAAGTTAAATGTAACCTTAAGCGCTTTAAACCAAAGCATATCGGGCAATCCATCTGTAAAAGTAATAACTAATATAGCTAATGCTATAGGAATACCAGTATGGCAACTTTTCGCCTCCCCTTCCGAAGTACAAAAAGAGACCGATGGTGGATATAAATGCCCTAACTGCGGATATCCGTTAAAGATTAAGGTGGAATAACAATACTACTTTGTCATCTAATATATACAGCAAGCCGCATAGAAGATATACTTCGTTGGAAGGGTAAGTACTACTGGAAAATTCACGGACATGCCGTAAAACATGCCTCCTACGGAATAACGGATGTGAAGATTGGGTAATTTTGCAAAAAATACAAAACATGTCTATAAATACATACTATACTATTCTTGGAATTACTGAATGTGCTACTTTTGAAGAAATACAAAAAGCATACAGGCAAAAGGCATTATTATATCATCCTGATAAAAACAAAAGCGACAATGCACATGATATATTTATAAAAATACAAAAGGCATATGAAGTATTATCTGACCCAGAACGAAGATCAAAATATGATAATGACTTAAATTCCTATAGGCAAAATATTTTCAATTCAATAAACACAGACAAAACAAATAGAAGTAAGTCTGATATAGAGAATATACAAAAACAAAAAAAGAGTCCAATCAATAAACGATCATATAAAAGGGAAAAGACAAGTATTAATTCTAAAAATATATTAATATTTATTTGCATATCAATAATAACTATATATATAGCTTACCATGCTAATTTATTCAATATTAATAACCATAATACAGACACAATAAATCCTACACAACAGATTGATGATTATGTTGAAGAGGTTGCGCCTATGGTTGAAGAAGTTGAAGATTCAAATATATATAAGAATAATCATCTTATGAATGGAGATTCTCCATTTACTGAATACTTTGGAATTAATTCATATGATGATAGCCAAGATAATTATATAACGGTAAATAATGGAAGTGATCAAGACGCTGTTGTTATTTTAAAAAACATAACTAGTAAAAAGATAATTAGGAATGTATATATTAACAAACACACATCGTATGATATAAGAAATATTCCAGAAGGTATTTATGAGATGAAATGTGTTTATGGTAATGACTGGAATCCTAATTTATTATTCAATGGAATGAAGTTAGGAATGTTTCAATCAAATGTACATTACTCTTCACAAGCCAACTATAAAGACTATTTTAATATGTTTTCAGAGAGAACAGAAAATGGAATTTCTATTCCATACTATGAAGTAACTCTTCATAAAGTGTCTAATGGTAACATGAGAACAAAAAAAATTAACCAATCTGACTTTTTTGAAAAATAAATATGGAAGATTTTTTAAACAGCATGACAATCCTTGCATCGGCGATATTAGTCTATATTTTCAATCGAGATATTATTTTAAAAAAGATATTATGGAAAGAAAAATTCGAGCCTAGGAAACCTAATGGAAAAGGGAAAAACATCTATTTGTATGACGCAAGGATTTTAGGAGTAATTCTTGAAGGAATTAGATTCAGAGAATCAACAACACCATACGGCATATCAGAAGTAAGATACCGTTTTTTAATGTTCCTTGGTATTTTCTTAATTCCTATTGGATGTTATCGTGTTATAGAGAAAAAAACTATAAAAACCGGATATAAAGAATATACGACACAGTTTATGATACTAGGTACAGAATCATGGAATTTACTTGAAATTATATCCATATATATTTTTAGGTTAAGCACTTTGATAATATTCATATCCTCTATTATATCGATAGTAGCATTTATTGGCTTGATCAGTGAATATATTTAAAATGTAAAAAGATATCGGGTGACACCAACGCCACCCGCTATCTTATCACTCATCTGAATCCTCAAATATCTCCAGCGCCTGTAACTTTAACTCATACAATTGGTTCTCCAGAGAATCATTATCGCTACCGACCTCACGAAGGAACCTCTCCATATCGGATATGGCCTTCACGTACTGTGACAATACCATGGATCTCCTGTAATCATCGCTACCGGTCAGCTGGTTTAACTTGACCATATATCCGGCCCTGTCGAAATCGTCCACGGAAGTATCCTGTATTTTCTTTAGATATCCCTTGTAATCATGATCCATTTCCGAGACAAAGTCTACGACCTTCTTGTTATATATGGAATTCATCCGGCTCAGCTTCAAATCCTTGTCCCCTCCGGTCAAGAAACGGCTTAACAGGGGATAACGACTCACCGGCATATCTCCATTTTCTCCGGACAGCATATCAAGGACTAAATCAGACACGCCCAATGCCACGGTACCAAAACCTCCTGTATATCCAGAAAGAATGTTCTGCCAAGTAGCCGGATTAAAGCTCGTGCCTCTCTTGACATCGTCGCCACCCGTTAACGAGTTGAGTGCCCTCGACAACTCGACCATAGTGGTACTGGTACTCCTGTAGACCTTAGTATATTCCGGATCATAATCATTAGCCTTATTCATCGAGGTCTTATAGATAGGATTACCCATAAAATTCACGTTAGAGGCGTTTTGGGCGATAGGCTGAACCACCGTAGGCAGGAGATTTAGAGCGAACTTCCAACTATCATACTCCCAGTTTATGTTTAACGGGGATACCATATCAATCCCTGTCTTAACGACATCCATAGCCTCCACTTCCCTTTTACCAGATAATTGTCCGGCAATTATATCTCCGATCTTGAAATAATTGGCAAGCTCCGGAGATAACGGAATCTTGAGCCAACGACCATGAGTCAAACGAATACATATATTATTCTGTCTCTCATGATCGCTCAATGAATCAAAATAATCCCTATCATCATCATCGCTATCCCATCCCAAATAAGCGAAGAGCATAGGCATAAACAGATTATTGAGTAACGAGACAGACGATCCCATGAATATTAGTGGGGCTATACGGGAACCTATTCCTTTAATTGGATGATTTCTCATCATGGAATATTCCTTATACATGCTTTGAACGGCGGCGTTAAAGAACAACACCCAATCTCTTCCATACTCAGATATCCACGCTGCTGTGTTAATATACCATTTATCGCTCTTCGTTTTCTTTCCGGCACCTTTCTTGTTAAAGTTAACCGATACCTCCTTGGCATCATTGATTGACCGGTCAATGGATCTTCCATGTTCTCGGCTCGTCTTATACGCCGCATATCGGTTCACAAGTTCCGCTACGTTACCCATGAACTCAAAACACTCAAATACGGTCGAGACTAGTTCTTTGGGGGATAACTTCCCAATATTACCATCCGAAAGTTTCTCTAACTTGTTCGCTAAATCCTTGGCGTATTCCTTTTGCGTCTCCACGAACGTATATCCAGTAGCCCCTCCATTATCCATGAACTCCTTAAATATCGCCTGTTCCTTATCAGCAATATCGATCTCTCCCCTTCTGTATTTATACAGATTACGACCTAAACTCCGAAGTCCAAATAACGCTCGCCTCTGGTTCCCTGAAAAATCCTTGAAATACCTAAAGTTCTCCGTCACAAACACGGAGTTATTGGCATAAGGCGTATCTCTTATCAAGTTGGCAAACGAGAACGCCACGTTCTTGGACGTAAAAGCTCCGGCCATAAATGTTTTCAAGTTCCTAGCTACGACGTAAGCGAGATCATCCTTCACGTCCGGATTAGTCAATCCATTTACCGCTTGCGCCAATCGGGGATTGCCATTAACGGTCATGACATACCTGTTACCTCCCACGAAAACCTGTACCTGATGCTGGCTTCTCTGGTCATACAATGTTTTATATGGTATATCCGATCGACCTCCTTTAATCAGCTCAGCCTTACCTTCCTCTCTAAGCTCTCTCATCATTTCCTCATGATCTTTCACCGCCTTGGCCACTTCCTCGCCAGAAGCGTTATCCGGTATTTGCGGAATGGACTCCACCCATTCCGGATTTTCCTCGGTACCGACATTTCGAACCCAGATATTATCTATGGTAATAAGACCGCCAGTGTCATGATTGCTAGCTAAATTGAGAAAACGTTGTTTCGCCAAGTTCCTATTTCCAGCGGTAATAGATCCGTATCCAACGTGTATCAAACCAGCAAAAGGATTATCAGCCTCAGAGATACGTCCTTTTGCGGTTTTCACTGGGTTCCCCATCTTTATCTCCGTAGCGTCTATGTAATCATAAACATCGGATGCAATATTATCGGAGAAACCTCTCAAAGGGATAAAGTACTTAAACCGGGAAAGGTTCTTATCCATATAGGACTTGTTTATCAGCCCGGACTCATACTGACTCCTTAACGTATACTCTGACACGTTATGAACCTTATCCCATAGATTATCAACCAAAACCATATTGTGGGTAGACTCATAATCTCTCACGAAATCATAAGCGTCAGAAAGCCATTTATCTTTATTCGCTCCATCCTCCGAAGACTTAAACACTGAAGACAAACCACTATAGTCCTTTCCTAGAATCACACCATAAGAATTATCGCCTAACTTCCATTGGAATGACAATGCCTCTCGATCCAACTCCTTTTGTTCCTCGTCCCACGCTAGATCCTTATTAAGGACATCTTTCTTTGAATCTTCCCACCTATCAATTAACGTTCCGGTCACCTTTTCTTTATATTTATCCATCTCCTTGTTATAGATCTCGGATTTGACAAATGATTTCCGATAATCGGCGGCTATCTCAGCAGAACGCTCAGCCTTACCTTTATCAACACCTTTCTTTAGTTCCTTGCCAAGAACCTTGTCATACGTCTTTTTGTAAGCCTCACTCCCCTTTTCCTCCGCAACCTTTTCCGCTGTTTTTTTAGCGTTTTTAAGATCAGAGTCGGAAATAACCCCCATTTTAGACAAAGCGTCCACGTCAAACGCCTTAAGAGTTTCTATGCCATCCCTTACGGACATATCACGGTTTCTCTCGATACCGTGTTTAGATTGTACATATTTAACCAAATCCCTTAATGGCCCTTTAGACCAATCCCAAGTTCTTCTTAAACCTTTCTTAGATACCTCAGAAGCATCACCTATCAATGCCCTTATAGCCTCATTCAAAGGATTCAGGAATTTAGAGTCGAAACTATCCATATCCGCCTTATTCTTTGAAGACAAAGCTATAAGGGCGTAATATGGATTCTCATAGTCCAGTATCTTCGATTTGGTTTTCTTGGCCAATAATTTCAAGAACTCATCTATAGCTGTTAAAGAGTCAACCATAGCCTCTTTGAACTTAAAACTGTCGGAAGATGCCACTTTATCCCAAGCGTCAACCATTTCCTTGTTTAGGGGTTCTTCATCCTCCACTTCCGCTTTAGCCTCCCGGAACCGGATTTTGTCATTGTTTTTCTTTGTTTTCTCTGCGAAAGCGAAATCATCCGTCTTTTCCCTTACGCTTTCTCCAACGCCTCTACCCTTGTTTTCAGATCCTGCACGTCCGATGACAGTCCGCTCATCGCCGATTCCATCCCGGACACTTCCGCTCCTATCGCCCGTATCTCCTCCGTCAAGTTGGTCTCCATCGTTGTCAACTTGGCCATCAGTCTTTTTTCCATTTCGGTCAGTTGCGTTTTCAGTTCCGTCAATAGCGTTTTCAACTCCCCTTGGTTTGTCGATATGGTCTCGTTCACTTTCGTTTCCGTTCTCATTAACGCCCTCGATTGTCTCGAGTTCCCTTCCAGTACCTTTTGTTTCAGAAGGTTGTTTTCCTTTTTCAGGTTCAATATCTCTTTCGATTGATCCATTTTCGTTCAAATTTATATTGTTAAGGCCTAATCTATTTCTCATCACGATATCCTCGGCCACATCCATCAAGTTGCCTTGCTCCAAGTTCTTATAGCTTCTCCAGAGAATATAACGGAGGTCATTATCCGATAACTTGAAATCAAGGCTAATACCGGCCTTTCTCAACATATCAAGAAAAGAGTCCTTGATCTTTTCCCATAACGAACGCTCGGCCTTGTTATCGAAACCACGTTCCGCTAATTCAGCGATGTATTCCTCTGTAGCCTCACGCAAGTTAAGAGGATTGCCTTTAGTCCGGTCTATGATATTTTTCCGGATATCCTCATTGGCGTTCCGATACACGTTATCAAGGAAAGTATCGAAATCATCCCCGAATAGCTCACGTAACCCATGATGCCCTACCACTTCATGGAGGAAAGTCCTTTGAGCGTCACCTACGGACGTGGAATTAGGTGATACTATGACTATCTCCCCGGTAGAAGTGTCATACCAGCCTTTGGAATCTCTCTTACGGGCCAACATATTCTCATCCGTATCGGTTATATCGTCCACGTCATGGATTACCTTGACAGGGGTATTAAACTTGGTAGACCAATCGTTGATAGATCTGTCTATTATATTATCCAAAGACATATTATCACTAAGAGAGTTGTCTAAGAATATCTGATCCTCACGTGCCACGTCCTCCGTCTCGGAAGCTAGACTGTTACGTCTTTCCTCTGGGGTCATATCCATACGGTATGTCGCATTTCGGGATTCAACTTCACCGGCTATTGATAAATAAGCCTTGCGTTTATCAAAATAGGAAGCCTCATCAAGTTTAGCAGATGTGAAGCCAACCAAAGTGTCGTAAACGGTAATAACGGCATCGTCTCGATTATCAAAATTATCAGCCCACATAGGATAAAAACCTTGCTCTTTCGACTCTTTAATTACGTGCTTAACAGCATATGGCATTCGTTTATATTGGCCGCTTTCAACCAGCTTCTCCGCAGATCTTCTTAGATTTGCCAACTCATGCAATTGTACGCTTGTATAATCTTGAAGATAGTAGTCTAATAACTTTTCCTGTGCGTACTCCATGCTTCCACCCTGGGCGAAACCCTCTATTGATTGAATAGCATGTTGTACTTCATGTACCAAAATATTTCGAATATCCATTCGCTCTAAAGACGATTCATTCACACGTATGAGATTCCGCTCACTAAACCACGTTGCCCCCGTATTACTTGCCGGATCATCGTACATCTCCAAACGTACCTGTTTAAGTTCCGGATACTCCTTGAATAGACTATCGTCCTTCACGTAATCGTCAAGATAACGGACATCATTCTCCTTATACGACTCACTCAATTCGGTAGCCATTCCTAAAAGCTCATCAAAGCGATCCGACTCCTCATCTGTCAACTCCACTCCATCAAAAAGCTTATCACTTAACGCCTCGTATTCCTTACCCCAAGGCAGATTGTCGTAAAGTCTATTTTTCCTAGCGAGACCCTCCACATCCACATCGAAGTCTTCCACCTCATATCTCCACTTCTTATCGGCTCCACGTTCCCAACCGGTAGCCATCTTGATAGCCTTAGCCTCCTTTCCTGACGATTCCATCTCACGGGCAATAGCGAGATTGTCCAAACGAGTAGTAGCTTCCTCCACTCTATCAAGATTAGCGGCACCCTTCTCTCCTATGAAGCGAAAACGAACACCATCAATTTCAGAGGCTTGCTTTACAGCCTCATTTCTTGATGTCTCATCATCATGGGGAAAAAAATCCTCATTGTTTTCGGTAGCAAACTTTATTTGATTATTATTAAATACCGCGTAAGATCTTGCTCCCATTTCTTCGTCCTCAAGGACTATCACAGAATCATACCCATCTGAATTTGATCGCTTGAAATCCTCTCCTGAATCATAATAACTCATTTCATCAACAAGCGATTCCATTGAGGCAAACTCTAAAGGATTCCTAACGTTAAGGTACACTGGTTTATGTTTCGTATAGAAACCTATTTTATTATCATTAAACCAGAATCCTATATGTGAGGTTTTTGCCCAATCCTTGTTTGTAGCATTAAGATCAGTGACATCTCCCAGATGGGATTCGTCAAATGCATTAAAATCGGAATATGTTCCATGATATACAACCCTTGGCTCACCATTCTCATCAATCACCTTAGACGCATCCTCTGGATTATTTTCCCAATCACCGAACCATTCCTTAAACGCTTTCGTACGAACTTGTACCCATTGCTTATCGTTAAGATTTGTAGGGTTGCCATTAGGAGCTTTCATATAAGATCCATCGGATTTTGCTTTCTCTATGATATTTTCCTCTTCGGGGGAAATACGTGTCTCCCTGAAACGAATACCACCATCAGGACTCGTCTCCTCAAAAGTAGGCTTTACCCTTATAACATGCTCTCCCTCCCCTCGCTTATTAACTAGTTTACCGTTCTCATCTTTCACCAAGGTTAATGGATCGGTATAGTTAAACCGCCTTACGATCTCATAAACACCATCATCACCAATATTAGAAATCTCGTAGGTAGAGTTGTTCACCCTTGCCTCTTTCAATCCACTCTCCAGAAACGCTTTTATATGCTTCCGCTCCGCCGAGGTAATATAATCGTCTTTATCAACCAAAGACAATTTCCTTACTTTTCGGGGTACAACATTTTCCTCTCGTTTAATACCCTTATACTCATCAAATGGCTTTGTTTTGCGAGTCGAGGAATCAATCCATTTCTTGAACTCATCCAACGCTACCCCGGTAATATTGCCTAACCCTTGCCAACCGTCCTCATAGTTTGACAAGTAAGCGGACCTAGCTTCTTCCAAGGAAGAGAATCCCATCATAACCTTATGCTCATCGAATGAGCCATCAGTATTCACCTGATCCACGACATACACCATGTCACTATTCATATCCGGACCTAGGAATACGTCTATATGATCACCATCCACACCTTTAGTACCTCGAATGTAACCGTAAGTGTTATTCATAACCTGCGACCACTCCTTTCCGCTAGCGTCCTTACCGGAACGGACGGAACCGGCGGGCTGCTCTATGGAAACATCGAAACCGTTTATCTTTACATGACCTTTCTTGTAATTCCCGGCCTCTTTCTGCGCCTCGGAAGGGTTAGTGTCAACCTTTAGCTCCTCATCGTGCAATCTCTTAGCCTCCACTATGCGCTCGGCATAGTCCAAGGGGTTCTCATTCTCCTTTGGGGAAGGAGCGACAAAAGATTTAGCCTCTTTCGCATCTTTTTCAAACACTTTATCTTGCAAGATAGAAATCAATTTCTTATCTTCGCTTCCAGAAACGAGGGAAGTCGTTTGATTAAAACCGGGAGTTGTCCCGAATAGTGAATCAATCAATTTCCCTTTTTCTATTCTAGTCAATTTATGATCATAATACCTATCACCATCTTTAGGTTTTACGAAAACCGCACGAACCGTATAATCAACGTCTCCGATCCTTAATCCGCATACATAATAATCAAAAGACTCCGCATTTACCTTTGAGTCCGTATTTTCTTGTGATGTCACAAAAATAGCGTTCTCTATTATCTTAGGAATAGCCGCTATACTTTGAAGTTGTTCCACATTCTTATAATCATGGTGCAATACTTCCTTGATCGCGTTCTTTCCCAAGAATATTGTTTTACCGGAATCCTTGTTTATATATTCACCCCTTAGAGATTTCCCATACTCCAAAGCATTTTTCTTATACTCTCTTAAGTCTTCGCTTGGAGATATCTCATTTCCTGTTATCTCTACAGGAGAACTATATCGTATTTTATCTATAATGGATGCGCCTTCTTGTGTAGCTCCATCCGTGCGATCAATACCGGTGCCAACTTGTTCTCTTGCCTCAGTTTCTCCAGCTCGCCCGGTCTGATCAAGTTGTTCTCTTGGCAGTACCTCGCCGCCTCCCTCGCGTAAGCCATCGCCTCCGCTTTCGTCATTTCCTTCAATGTTTTCATTTTCTATCGGTTTATTTTGCGCTAAGATAGCGTCTATTTCATTTTGTTCGTCAATTATGGCCTGTATTTCATCCACGATTTGCGAATCAAGCTCGCCTCGCTCCTCATCAGTCAATTGTTTCTCCGAGAAATCACGTACCATGCTTTCCTCATACGCCTCGTATTCTTCCGGGGACATATGATAATTCTCCTCGCACCACTCAGCGTAAGCGTTGTACTCGGCCTGTCTCTCACGCTCAGCGATCGCCTCACGGTTCCTCTTGACATAATCGATCAAGTCTCCACGTGTATGAGCGGAAGACAAGACCTCTATGATAGCGTCCCTTCCGGCGTTCGTATCGTTCTCATCGAAGAAGTTAGTGCCATTCTCCCTATCGGCAAGCTCCAATATCTCACCCGCCCTCTCTATATTAACACCGCCTTTCTCCGGAGAGGCGAACAGTCCGAACATCCTCGCTGTCTCATTATTCCCGGCACCGGTCTCTTTCTTGTAACTGTCACGTGTCAATTTGATCGCCCCATTAGCCAGCATCATGGCCGCAAGCTCCTCTCCGCTCATAGGATCACCTATCACGGAGATCTCCTTCGCTATGACATCACCCGGCTTCTTGCTGGCCTCCTTGATATCATCATCAAGATTAGCCCAGAAATCAGCCTCGACCTTGATCGCCTCATATTCTTGTCGGGCTTTTATCAATGCGGCCTCAGGCTTATCCTCTTTTCCGATAGGGGCATCATCGTATGCCTCTTGCGCCTTTTCCAAGGCATCAGACGCTTTTTTAAGGCTTTCATCGAAAGACTTTCTCGTCACCTCGATCTTCCTTGGCATCTTATCGCCATATTTATCATAGAGGAAATCCAAGGCCATATCCGTTCCTGACGATACGAAATCAGGCGTACCATCTTCTCGCATGACCATGGAAGGATTCTCTACATTGCTAAGTCGCATTGTCTGATCAATGGCATTTTCCGTTACAATCTCACTCGTAGGCTGGTTGATCGTACCTTCCGTGGTTGGTACAGAAGTCATATTGGCATCAATACTTGTAACATTATCAATATCTTGCGGCACCTCATTGGCTTGTTGAGCGTCATATACTGCATCTTGGAGATTAAGAATCTCATTCTCTGTTATTGGTATTGCGGGGGAAGAACCATTCTTGGCTGTCACCTGTCCTGTTTCCTTATCATAAGACGCAGGTTGAGCGATCCAATCGCCGTTCTCGTCCTGTCCTTGAAGGATAAATGCGTTATCCCCATTCCATACGATTAATCCCGGCTTGGGTGATTGCGTCTTGGGGTTATGATTCATGGCCATGTCAATCTCGGACTGGCGGGTAGATATTAATTGATCCCTGTAATCAGTTTCCATCTTACTGGCATCTTGCTCAATTATATCGCCCAACCTTTTCACCGAGACCATCCGATCCTGTCCGTTATCGGAAATAACAGCCTTATCTCCCTCGATACTCCTTACGTACACAGGTCTTTCCTCATTTCCCTCGCTAAGCGTAGCCGTGGTAACTATAGGCTGACCTTCAGGATTCTTTGTAACATAAGGAGTAATATTATTGGCAACGTAAGTTTCAACCTCATTGTCTATTTCCTCGTCTATACGATCCTGCAAACCGGATATCCTGAGATAATCAGCGTAAAAATCCTCGGCTAAGGGACGGGCATCAGCGTTTACCCCATCAAGTAGACTCATAATTTGCGCCTCGCTAGCTCCATCATCCACATAGCTTTCTATCGTACTAGCCAAACCCGGTGCCATTTCTGAAAGGGAAGCTCTAGTCTCTTCCATCTTTTGGTTTGTCATTCGGATATCGCCCGGATCAGTCATATTTCGACCTTGCTCCTCTGCCTCGGCAAATCTAGACTGAGTGAATTGAGGAGGAGTATTAACATCTTGATCGATTACATTGGAGTCAGCGATAGGCCGCTGAGACTGTTTGCCCCCGATTTTATCCGCCGCATATTGCGCTCCTTTAGCCAACGCTCCGGCCCCAGTAAAATAAGAGCCGCCTCCCATACCATAGACAAAACTCTGCAATACACCATCGGTCAAATCCCTTTCCGGATCCGCACCAGTTATCTTATCCGTTATATTCTCCGCTAGAGTGGAAGACACCTCTTCGATACCTTCATTTACAGGCTCGAAAAACATACCGAATTTTTTATAGAACTCTTGCATCTTGCCCATTATGCCACGCTTGATAGCCTCTTGCGCCTTTTCCTTTCCTAGCGTCTTGAATAAGGTTGACATCCAAGCCTTGGATACGCCAGCGCCCAGCATCTCAGACAAGGATTCTGCGGTACCAGTAAGAATAGCGTTAGATACCTTTGCGAACTCTCCCATGTTTGGGTTATTCTGATCGAGATCATCATATTTCTGGCTAGCCACTATTGACCCTATACCAGCGAGTCCGGCCGCTGGAGCTCCGGCCATTGTAGCGGCCATGGCCCCGATTGACATCGGAAGCGACTCTACGCCTTGCAAGGCTATATCACCTATGGCACCCATATAATTCCCTTCTTTCCAAAGATCGGTGAAATCCTCGCCATTGTATCTGTTTGACCTTGCCCGGGAAAACTCCGCATCAGCCTTGAATCTATCTGAGATATCCTTGAATGCCCCGCCACGTGAGATCAATCCTCCAGTTGCGGATTCCAGTCCTTTGGACGCCTTATCCAAGACCCCAAAGATACCGGCACCAAGATCGGCTCCTCCTGCGTTCAGCTTCTGTATAGCGTCTACAGCCCAAGTATTCATGAAAGAAGAATCCTTCTCATACTCCGTTGGAGGTGGAGGAGTCGCAGTCTCAATCTTTCCTTTTTTACGCAAGGACTCAAAATTGTAATCAGGTGAGTTCGTCCACGGATTAACATACTCGGATTGATCTGATTTGGGAATATCAACCTCTTGTCTTAGGGATATAGGAGGAGGATTAACACTTGATTGGGAAACATAATCTGTTTCTTTAATATTCTCGTTATTAATTGGAGCATAGCCTAATTTGCTTTCGAATTGGGAGAAATCACCTAAATCTTGCCATCCATCTTTTTTCAAGACATCATAAAGCATTTCACGCTTACCCGAGTCTTTCAATTTTCCCTCAAAAGAGGAAAAATCGCCCAAATCGGTATATCCATCGCTTTTTAAAGCGTCATATAATTTTCTGGTATTGTTCCCTTCCATAATTTACCAACCTACATTTTTAGAACTTGAATTATTATCCCAACCTACACTTTTCTTGCTAGTACCAGAAGAGCCTCCCAATCCTATTACCTTGTCAAACTCATCGTATAATTCCGGGAAATTCTGAATATTACTCATGACAATAGCGGCTTGTTTGGTCTTTTGGTCTCCACCTTCACCAAACTGCCACGATATATCCGATATACTCTTATTCTCTTTTGGATGATCTTCCGCATACTCTAACATCCTCTTATACATATAAGCGATTACTCCTTCCTTATCTTTGCCAGACAAAGTGAAACGTTTACCGTTTTTGCCGATGATGTCAATAGACTTATTCGCTCCAGAACCATTAGCTTTAGCGGAACGATATTGCTCAAGACTACGGAGATTGGATTGCCTTATACCCAACTCTCTCTCTTTATATGCGGCATCCTGTTTCATCTTCCGCTCCTCCCTGTCATTTTTTATTGCGAATTGAGCGGCACTTTGCGCTATCTTGGCTTTTGCCAAATCATTCTGGGCTTTTCTAGCTTGATCCTGTCTATACAGAGATAACGCCCTTTGATAATTATTCATATCGTTTTGCCTTGCGGCCAGATATCCGGCCCCATATCTTTGCCTGATAGCCTCCAACCTGTCAGAATAAGATTGTAGTTTAGGATCAGCTACGGTAGGTAGTTTCTGCGAAGGTGCCTCTCCCGCGAATGCCAAATTGGAGAAGGAGGACAACACGTTGCCTAGATGCCCGATTCCCGTAGCAACGGAAGCGGCCCGCTTTCTTCTCTCCTCCTCCTCTTGACTCATCGGTTTTTGGAAGAGTCTTTCGTATAACCTTTGGTTCCACTGATAATCGTTCATTTGAGGCTCGCCATCAATCAGAGGAGATCCTTGCGTATCAGCTTCGCCGGCTGTTTCTTGTATGGCCACGGGGTTCTGGCTTCCAGCTATCTCCGGCTCAACCAATGGTGCCGTAGCCAATTCCGGCCTCGATACGACCGGAGTCCTTTTCCTATTATATCTTTCCTCTAATGTCAACATGGTTTATTTCTTTTTAAATATAGACTCGAATAATCCCTTACCCTTGTCAAGGTAGGCCTGCGCATCAGCCCCAACGAGACTCATACCGGCCTGTAATCCCTGATTAGCCGCTTGCGTGGCATTCGTGGCCTGTTGATTATAGATAGACAGCCTTTGGTTGCTGATATTATTCTTGGTGTTGAGATATTGGGATTCCACGGCATCCTTACGTGCGGTAGCGTTTGAGGCTATACCGCTGGCGGTATCGGATATTACCTCTCCCGCCGCTTTCTTGGCCTGAGCTACGGACTCATCAGTAGCCCCAACGACCGCGGCGGTACCGGAGGCCTTACGGTACTGCTCATCCGCAAGCTCCCTAGCCTTGGTCAATGCGGCTTGCGCCTCCGCGCTTTGGGTATAATCCTCGTTATACCTACGGTTAAACCAATCCTCGTTATCCTTTGCCTGTTTATCCAGCACGGCGTTCGCTTTTCTCGCCGCCTTCCTAGCCTTTATCCCCCCGGCAATGCCACTCGCCAAGGAACTGGCGGCTCCAACTATCGCTCCGATCATAATCTTGTCTTTTTCCGCAAAAGAGATAAATAAAATGACTCGTGTTTGTTACTTTGATCATTATCTCCCATCGGACACCAAAAAATCAACTATTCTATACTGTTTTCTATCGTCTACGAATCATTCGTATATAGTTAGGTCCGGTCATATAGGCATTATTGGTATATTCGCGGGAACAAATTTTATTATATAACCATGAACGAAGAGCTTAAACAACTTTTAGAGTGGTTTGATAACTATCAAATCACATTTAACGAGATCCGGCTAAGCCCATGCCAATATATCTTCGACCTTCGAAAATTTATCTCGGTCCAAACGAACTCTGTCCGGAAAAATTGGGACAATCCGACATTTGAATATGACATAATAAGCCTATATCAGCTTAAAAAGGTACTGGAGGAAAAAGAGGAAGAAAACACGCCGTATACCAAGACCACATCGCCCGTATGAAACAAGGAAACATAATGATATAATCAAACAAAAAAGGATGGAAGGATAACACAGGGCTGGAATATTAATTGTTGTTAATTCTATAAATATTTC